ACCTGGCCAGCGAGACGCACCGGGTCGACCGAACGGTTGAGACCCCAGAAGTTGTCCGTAACCGACGGGCTGGTGATCCACGCCTGGAGACCGGTCACGCAGCCAAGAGCCGAACCCGTGGACGAGTACGGGTTGACAGCGCCACCGTATCCGACGTTTCCAAGGCCAGTAGCATCGCCAGCGCGCACAATCGAGTCACCGGAAACGATCGTTCCGATGGTTGCAGTCGTGCTCGCAACGCCAGCGACAAAGACCTGGGTCGTGAGAACGCCACTTTGGCGGTTAATACCGGTGACGTACATACCGGTACCGTCATCCGACTCAGCGGTCGCAACACCGTAGGTGTGCTGCGTGCCGCTGCCGGTGAGATCCCAGAACTGAATTTTCATGCCAAGCATGAAGTTCACAGCGTCGGCAGGCGTCGCAAGCGTGATCGTGAAAACGCCCGAGGCAACGGTGGGAGCACCAGAGATGACGCCACGCTTGCCGGTGCCGTCGCCGAAGAGCTGGAACTCAAGTTCCTGAAGCTCGTTCGTCGAGATGCCGTCCGTTTCGTTGTTCCAAAGGTCAACGAGAGCGCCCGAGGTGCGGACCGCAGCCTTCATGGTCTCGCCGTCCATGCGGAGGAGACCGTAGTGGCGGGTGCGGTAGACCTGGAAACGCTTGTACGAGCCGCCGCCGCCGTTGACGCCGGCCTTGGCGATACCCTGCGAGACCTTGAAGTTCGACGACGAGCCCTGCGGACGCTCGTTCTGGAGCGCCACGACGCGGAAATCGCCATCGAAGTTCGTGGTCTTCTTGACGAGCGCGAGGAGCGGGAAGTTCTTGTAGAGCGCCTGCGGGATCGAGCCGTCCGGGTACTTGGTCTTGAGGATGGCTTGAACGGCAGAGTAGGTCGGGTTTGCGTACGGCATGATTGAAACTCCTAGTTAGCTGGTTGCGAGGTTGCTTTTTTGACTGCGGCCAAAAGGGCAGCTTTTTGCTGGTCGGCATCGAGCTGTCCAAACGGCTTGCCAGCAGTCCGCGTCTCGCTGGCAGCCTTCGTCGAGATGGTCTTCACGCCCTTCTTCTGGGCAGAGACCGGCGCAGGTGCAGCGGCTGGAGCCGCACCAAGGCGCGAAAGCTTTCGCTTGTACTTGTCTTCGAGGTACCGAATGACGGCAATGTCCTCGGGCTGCTCGCCATGCTGGCTCTCGTGAGACTCAGCAACCGACATGGCTTCCTGCCAGAGCGACTCGACGTCGTCCTCGAACATGTTGAACAGGGTCGGGAACTTGTCCTTCGACACCTGACGAAGGAACGACGTGCGAGCCTCAGCAATCTGAGCCTGCATCTGCCGTTCCTCGGTCTCACGGCGCATGGTCTCGCGCTCTTCGCGCAGCGCCTTGAGCTCCTGGCGAACCTCGTCGATCTCGCCAAACGCACCTTCGTGCATCTGACCCTCGCGCATGCCGGCGTCGATCAGGTCCTGGAACTCGAACCCGAACTCCTTGAACGTGCGCGCGGGGGCGCGACGCAGGCGCTTGAAGATCTCGTCGATGACCTGCTTTTGCGTGTGCTGAACGCGCTCATCCGACTTGGCGAGCTTCGCCTCCAGCTCGCGCACGCGCGACTCCGCCTGGCGCACGCGGCGCTCAGCAGCCTGACGCACAGACAGAATCTCGTCTGCGATGTCGCGCTCCTGCTCGGACTCTTCCTCGGCATCAGCGGCTTGCGCCACCTCCTCCGTCTCTTCTGCGCCTTCCTGGACCTCCTCGGTCTCGGTGGCTTCTACAGCGTCGGGCTCCGTCGCCTCGGGGGTCTCGTCGGGCGCAGCGGCTTCCGCCACATCGTCGCCAGATTCTGCCGGCGTCGCAGCCTTGATGGCCTCACTGGCCGCAGCGTTCATGCGTGCGTAAAGATCGTCAGACATTGGGTACCTCCTCTGGTGCCGGTGCCTGCTGGGCCTCCGGCGGCTGAGCCGCTGCCTGCGCTTCCGCCTGAGCCGCTCGGGCCTCGGCCTGCATCTGCGCAATCAGCGCCTCAATCTTCGCCAAGTACTCGTCGAGCGCCGCGATGCGGTCATCGGGCACGCCGTCGACACGAGCCTTGTTGTAATGCTTGCGAGCGCGGTCGTAGGCCACGTCGAGAAGCAGTCGCTTGTCGGGATCTGGGTACTCCAGACCACGAAGGATGAGCGAACACGCCTTGTCGACCACGTCGATGTCCGCCGTTTCCAGGTCACGCGTCGACTCGACATCCGGGATGTTGAGCATGTTGGCGACGACGCGGCGGTCGGTGATGATCTTGCGGTCGACGAGCTCCAGGGTCTCCTGAAGCAGCGCAGCCTTGCTCTGCGAGAGCGCCGAGATGGGCTCGCAGCGGAGCGTGTACTCCTTGCGGTCCATCTTCACGTCCGACCAGTTGATGCGCTCAAGCGCACCCTGGCCAGGAGCGAGAATCTCGACGTCTTCGCCGTTCTCCGCTGCTTCCTCGCAGGCATCGACGATGAGCCAGCCAAGGTCCACGTGGAACTGACGCACAGCCTCGTGCGCGACACGGAAACGCGAGTCTTCCATGTCGTCGTACACGCGAAGCGCGTGACCGGACGCCTGGCGGAGCCCAGCCGGCAGGAGCGACTGAGCGGAGAGCTCGGAAATGCCCTGATAGCGCAGCATGTTCTGCGCGATCATGTCCTTGTACGCGTACGTGTCCGGGTGGACCGGCTGCGGGTTGAACACGTCGGGCTTCGCGCCCTGGTATTCGATGATCGTACCGACGTCGTTGTCGATCTTGGTCTTCCCGAGCGTGCCGGCCTGCACCATGATGTGCGAGCCGCCCATCAGGTCGTGCGCGATCTGGATCTTGTTCGACAGCTTGTCGTACTCGTCTTGCGCAGCGGCGAGTTCGAGCGCCATCGACGGCCCGTAGAAGCCCGCGAGGTCCGTATTGAGGCGCAGGAAGCCAAATCCGAAGTTGGCGGTGCGCTTCCACGGCACCGTGGCAAGCGTCCCGGTCGAAAGGGCGATGACACGGAGGCCGTCGGTCGCATTCGGGCCGCTTGCGAGGTGCGTGGCCTCGTAAACCAGGATCTGGTCCGAGTACCGCGACGTGTTCATGTACGTCGAGTCGTCGTCCGCAGGGCGCGGGGCCGACAAAACGGCCTTCTTGCGCTCGTTTTCGGTGCCGTAGAGCGCGTCTTCGTCGCCACCAAACGCTTCGAGGACCACGGAGCGGTCCATGTAGCAGCGGTGGTAGAGACAGCGCGGCGTTCCGTAGCGAGACTCGGCGTCCGAGACGAGCAAATCAAAGATCGGAACGCGCTCCATCTGAATCGCGCCGTCTTGGACGTAGATCTTGCAAGCTGCGACGCCGAAAACGAGCACGTCGAGTAGGAGCTGCGGGTACGCCTTGGCATACGAAGCAGCGTAAAACGCGCCATGAAGGAACCGGTCGAGCTGCTTGGCTCGGTACCGCTGCAGAAAGTCGCCACCGACCGTCAAGGTACTCGGGAGCGGCATCTGGCGGGCCAGTTTTGCCTGCATGGTGTGGATGGCGTTCCGCGCAACGTTGAACGAGACCCGCTCGTCCCACACGTTGCGGATCGGCATGCCGAACATTTTCAGATCGGTGCCGTAAACCTCAGCAGCGCGCGTCCACATCTGGCGACGGTACGCCGATTCGTTGCGAATCGAGTTGATCGCACCGGCTACTGCATTGGCAGGGTCCTCGTTATTCTGATGGAGGAGCCACCACGCATCGGTCGTTTCGGTGATACCGGCCATTCATGGGCAAGTATCCAGGTTTCCGTAAGACCCTCAAGGTCGAAAGCGACCGCTTCTGGCCGCGCGTTCATTTTTGCGGCGTATCTTCTTTTCAATCGGAATCCAGATCTCTCGCTCTTCCTTCGTGAGTCCCTTGTACTCGTCTTCGAAAGAGGACTGGTTCTCAGTGGGCATCTGCTCGTGCCAGCGCGTGAGCGCCATGCAGATAGCGGGAGCGTAGTCGGCGTGGCGACCGTCGCCTGATTTGGTGAGGTCGATGGTGACACCGGTCTGCGTGTACCGCTTGACCACGCGCTGCATGTCCTGCCGCACGATGGGGTCAGGCGGGAGCTCGATCTCGCCGATCTCGAACATGGTCCTGAGGGTCAGGTACCGCTTCGTACGCTCGCTCGCGGTCCACGCATGCGGGATGAGAACGAGTCCGACCTGCGACGCAAGGTCGCGCAGCGCGTCGCCCATGTACTGGTCGCTGTCGAGGACGGTGACCTGATAGGCCTTCAGGATGTGTGCAATCTCAGCAAGCACCGCAGCGGGGCGCAGTGGATTTACAGCACTTCCGGTCCACTGCTTGGCTAAGCAAATAACTTTTTCCTTACGCCCGGAGCCTGTCGCGACGACCAGTGTGAAACTGTTGCCACGGGTCGCAGGGTCGATAGCAGCGGTGTAGAGTGCACCGGGCCTCGGCGGTGCGACGAGTGGCTCCTTGCGAGTGGCCGAGTCGAGCATCTGAGTCGTGAACAGAGCCTCCTCGGGATCCGCGAAGTCGGCCTCGATGTCAGTGCGGTAGATGCGCGGATCGCGCCGAGCAATCTCAAGCTTGTCATCGGTCCAGATGAGCGGAGCCATGTCGTAGGCTGGAGCCTTCACGACGACGCAGTCGCGGCTTGGACGTCCCCATCGTTCCTTTACCAGGTCGTAGAGGAAGCCCATCGGGGCCCACGGAGAGCTGATGTAGACGAGCTGTGCATCCGGAAGGATGCGGAGCAGGACGGCGTCACGCAGATCGTTGACGGAGACGGCTGCATCGTCTGCACCCCAGCGTGCGACCTCGTCGAGGATGACGCCGGCAGACCAGCGGGCAACGAGCGACGAGCCCGCCTTGGACGACGCTACGACCTTGATCTCGACCGGACGCCCAGAC